CGCGTAAGGATATAGCAGTTGCGGTGGATGTGGCATCGAAGCTGGAACGTCTCAGCCGCGGAGAAGCGACAGAGCGGACGGAGGGGAAACAGGTCATAGCGGGGGAAATCAATTTCCAAAAGGTTGACTTAAGCAATGTTTCGGATGAGGAGCTTGCGATGCTGGATGAAATCACTGAAAAGATACTTGCAGAATAACCCGCAGGGTATGGAGCTGCTGCGGAAAGAAATTATCTGCGAAAAGGCGCGGCGGTCGATCGCGGAATTCTGCCTGTTTACCGATGCGCGGTATCAGATGAACTGGCACCACCGGCTGTTGTGTGAATACCTGGACGCTTTCACCAGAAAGGAAATCCGGCGGCTGATGGTCTTCATGCCGCCAAGGCACGGGAAAAGCGAACTGGTCAGCCGGAAGCTGCCAGCTTATATCTTTGGACACAACCCGGATGCAAACATCATTGCCACATCCTACAGCGCGGACCTTGCCCAGCGAATGAATCGGGACGTACAGCGGATCATGGACAGCCCGCCGTACCTCGACCTATTCCCGGATACGCGTTTATATGGCAGGGGCGTCCGTGCGGCAACGGATCACGCCCTGCGGAATTCTGACATATTCGAGATTGTCGGACACCGGGGAAGCTACCGTGGGGCTGGCATGGGTGGCGGCATTACCGGCATGGGCGGCGATTACATCATAATTGATGATCCAATCAAAAACCGGGAAGAAGCCAACAGCGCGACATATCGTGAAAAACTGTGGGAATGGTATACTTCCACGCTTTATACCCGGCAGGAGAGGGACGGCTCCATACTTGTCACGCTTACCCGTTGGCATGAAGATGACCTCGCAGGACGGCTTCTGGAAGCAGCGAAGAAAGACCCGGAGGCAGACCAATGGGAGGTGCTGCTGCTCCCGGCAGCAGCAGAGGCGGAGCGCCATCATAAAGACCCGCGTCAGGAGGGCGAAGCCTTATGGCCGGGCAAATACCCGCTGGCAGAACTGCGGAGAATTCGGGCCACGATTGGCATATATGACTGGAGCGCCATGTATCAGCAGCGGCCGCAGCCAGCGGGGGGTACGATTTTCAGACGCGAATGGATGAACCAGACCTACAAGGAACTCCCTGCGAACGCGACGCTCATACAGTCCTGGGATTTGCCGTTCAAGAACAGCGAAGCAAGCGCGAAATGCGCGGGGATCGTAATGGCGCGGAAAGGGTCACAGCTATTCTTTGTTGATGCGGTGAATGATAAAATGAGCTTTACCGCCAGTGTAACGGCAATAAAAAGCCTGACTGCAAAGCATCCAAAAGCGCTTGCGAAGGTGGTAGAGGATAAAGCAAACGGCCCGGCTATTATTGATTATCTGGGTAAGACGATCCCTGGTATGATCCCGTTTAACCCGAAGGGGAGCAAAGAGGATCGTGCGCTTTCAGTCGCGCCATATTTTGAAGCGGGAAACGTCTTGTTCCCGGAATTTGCCCCGTGGAAAGCGGATTTGATAGACGACCTTTTGCGATTCCCCGGCGGGACGTACAAAGACACAGTGGACGCAACTGTCCAGGCGATTTTATACCTGATGAACAAACCGGCTTCCCGTCTTGGCGGCGGTGGGATGGAGAAAGAAAGCTATTGGCGCGGTTAGCGTGGAAAGGAAGTGACGCAGGGCGTGGACAAATTCAGAGAGTACGGCAGAACCGGGCTGTATCGGTTCCATACGGGCTGGATTTATGAGGAATTTTTGCGAGAACTGCAAGGCCGCAGGGGAATCGAAGTATATAAAGAGATGTCAGAGAATGACGATGTAATCGGGGCGATCCTGTTTGCAACGGAAATGCTGATGCGGCAGTGTAAATGGAGCATCCAGGAGGGCGGCAGAAGCGGCCCGGATTTGGATGCTACCGCATTTGTACAGAGCTGTATGAATGACATGGAGGAAACCTGGAGCGACTTCATTTCGGAAGTATTGTCTTTCCTGACCTATGGCTGGAGCTATCATGAAATCGTCTACAAGCGCCGCATGGGGAACACAAAAAACCCGGAAACCCGCAGCAAGTACACCGACGGGCTGATTGGCTGGCGCAAACTTCCCATCCGATCCCAAGACACTTTATGGGAATGGCAATATGACACAAAGGACAACCTGCTCGGACTGATCCAGTGCGCCCCGCCGACTTATGAGCAGGTGTTTATCCCGATTGAGAAAGCACTGCATTTTAAGACCAAGAGCCGAAAGGGGAACCCGGAAGGGCGGAGCATACTGCGCAATAGTTATCGGAGCTGGTATTTTAAGCGGCGCATACAGGAAATTGAAGGGATTGGAGTTGAGCGGGATTTAGCGGGCCTGCCGGTACTGAAAGCGCCTGAAAACATGGACCTTTGGAGTGACGAAAACAAGGATCAGCTGGCAATCGCGGAAAGCATTGTACGCAGCGTCCGCCGGGACGAACGGGAGGGGATCGTGCTGCCGTCCGGCTGGGAGTTTACGCTGCTTTCGACCGGCGGGCGGCGGCAGTTCGACACCAACGCGATTATTGAACGTTATGATACCCGAATGGCAATGACGGTGCTGGCGGATTTTGTTCTGCGCGGCCATCAGCAGGTCGGGAGCGTTGCTCTATCCAGCGATAAGACCGAGCTTTTCAGTGTTGCGCTTGGCGCGTTCCTTGACCTGATATGTGAGGTCTTCAACAACCAGGCAATCCCGCGCCTGATAGACCTTAACGGGGAACATTTCAAAGGGATTACAGATTATCCACAGCTTGTGCATGGAGATATCGAAACGCAGGACCTTTCAGCGCTCGGTGATTTTGTCAGTAAGATGGTCGGCATCGGCGCGATTACGCCGGACGAAAGCATGGAAGATTATCTCCGAATGGCGGCAAGCCTACCGGAGCGTGATTTCGACACCACATATATGACCCGCGACAAGCCGCCGGAGAAGCCCGTACAGCCACAGGAAAGCAACGGGGATACGAAGTCTAAGAAACCCGAAACCGCCGCAGGAAACGCCGGAGAGGAGCGGGAGGAAGCACCCGGCGCGGAGGATGAAGAATGATCCGGTTCACGAAAGCGAAAATGCTCCAAAAAGCAAAGCCGCGGAGCCAGGGGGCAAAGAAAAACGCTCTCGATAAGCTGTATTCTTATCTGAACGCCGCCGAACCGGAAGCGATTGAATTTCTGGTTTCCTTCTGGAATACACAGGCGCAGGGTGTGACATATGCGGAGCTGCGGGAAGCCTATCTTGCAGGAGAAATCACGCCGCAGCTTTACCAGCGCTGGACGGAGGATTATTCCCGGTTCATCCAGAATGAGCTTGCCCCGCTTTGGGCGCAGGCAGCGCAGGCCGGGGCGGCAGAGGTCAGCGCGAAATACCCGAAGTTCGTTTATGAGCCGTCCATAAGCGCAGCAATTGGATTCATTAAAGAGCACGGCGCGGAGCTGGTCACCAATATCACAGAGGAACAGCGCAAGGCGCTGAACGCGGTGGTTTCCCATATCAGCGGTTACACGGCGATCACACCGGATGAAGCGGCTCGGATGATTCGCCCTACGGTAGGACTGACGGTCGGGCAGACGCTTGCAAACGTGCGGCACCGCGCAGCGGTCGAAGAAGCCTATCTGAAAGCCCATCCACGCTGCGATCCTGAAACCGCGAAGCGAAAGGCGGAGGAATCCGCTGCTCGGTATGCGGGCAGGCAGCACCGTTACAGGGCGCAGAATATTGCCCGGACAGAGCTTGCCTTTGCCTACAACGCGGGCCATTACGGCGCAACGAGGGACGCGCAGGAGCAGGGCTATATAGGGGACTGCACGAAGACTTACCTGACCGCAGAGGATGAGCGCGTCTGCCCCATCTGCGGGGCGCTTGACGGTGAAAAACGCAATATGTCCGAGCCATTCAGCTTTGGGAAGCTGCTGCCGCCAGCACATCCTTCCTGCCGCTGTGCTGTAGCATATGAGGAAATCCCAGGGACAAACTTGACGCCCGCTGGGGATAGCGGTACAATAGAAGTACAAGAGCCCCAGCAACTTGAATTTGATATTGAAAAAGGGACACAAAAACTGCGGGCAGTTATGTCTGAAGCAGATTATAATGAATATCTGGAACAGCTGAATAAACACGAAAACCGTATTGTCAGAAAGCTTTATGCGGAACATGCGGACGGAGTGTCAGATGTTTCGATTGAACCTAATAACGGTTATTATGCCCCCATGACGAAAAAGTTGGTGTTTTCTTC